ACTGACGAAGTGATCATGTATCCACAAGCCGGTCACTTGATCTCCAACATCACGACCTAATGCCAACCCGCTTCGAGCAACATCTACGCAGGACTGTCGTACCAAATCTCGTGCGGCAGTTTGGCGAGTCAGCGGAATACTTTCCTTGCAATGGAGAGTCTCGAACCATCGAAGTTTTGGTGATTCGAGATCCGTTGTCAATTGCTTCCGAAGTGGGTGAAGTGCTGGTAAATGCTCTTGTCGTTCGTGTCAAAAACGCAAGCGATGGGATTACGGCAGATGAGTTAGACACCGGCGGCGACAAGCTGCTAATTGCGTTACGAAGTGGTGGTGATACTTCACTTCGTTCCATTGTTCAACTGTTATCGGACGCTAATGGTTTTCTACGTTTGCTGGTGCAATAAATGGCTTACACAGTCATCGAATCCATAGCTAGAGAGATCGTCAGCAGGCTTGAGCAAATCAAGATTGCAAACGGCTATGCATTCAATGTGACAAGTGTTATACGGCCAAATCGAAACGCAACTTGGACACCGGAAGATAGGTTAATACTTGTCAAGCAAGGCGATTCTACAAAGAACGAAGCGTTAAGCTGTCCAGGTAATCCACCAGCAATGGCATTCGACACCACTTTCGAATTGTGCGGTTTCGTTCGCACTAGCGACTTTTGCAGCAAAGAGTACGAGTCTATCGAAAACGATCGTGGTGCTCAGATTATCAAAGCGATCACGACTGAAGCCACCGACCCCAGCATGTGGTACACGTTCGCAAGTAACGCAATCATCTCTGACATTATAGAGGTCCGTTCGTTTGAAGAATCGGAAAGCCATAACGGCGTGATTGTGTCTCTGTCTGTCACTCACAGGCAGGACGAGAACAACCCTTACAACGTGAGGGCGTGAGATGAAAATTAACATCGATTCGCAATCGCTAGCCGCAGTCAGAAAGACGATTGAAAGCCTCGGTGCAAACATCAAGCGTGAGTTAAACGTTGCCGTCAACAAGACGGCAAGTCAAGTCAAAATCAAAGCAGCACGCAAGTTGAAAAGCGTTATTCCTGTGCCTGTGAAAGTACTAAAGAAAGCAATTGCAGTAAGCAAAAAATCTGACGTTGCGAATCTGACTTCCGAGATCCTGATGATTCAAGGATATCCGATTCCTTTGCGATACTTCGGAGCCAAGCAAACAAAAAAAGGCGTGACTCACAAGCGGGCTGGTGCTGAGAAAAGCCGTGGCGTTTTACCCAATGCGTTCATCGTTAATAGGTATCGCGGCAACGTTTACGAACGATCAAGCAAGCCACGCGGACCACTGACACAACAAAAAGGTCCAGCACCAAGCAATTACTACCAATCTGCCGGTGTCACAGACCTAGCTCTAGATACAGCTCGCGACCAACTGCCCAAGCAGATTAACGAGCGAATCAGATTTTTAACCTTAAAAGCTAAAGGCCAATTGAAAGGCAAACAGAAATGACATTACTGAAACGCAAACGAGTATTGGCCGCAAAGATTGAAGCAACACCAGGCACTGCAGAAACGCTTGCCGGTGCCGATGCTTCCTTTAACGTATACAACCTTATGGCACAACAAGAAATCGAACTTGAGACTCGCGAAGCCCAAGGCGGTTTCGGAATGTTAAATTCGGTCGTAGGTGGCTACAAAGGACGAATCACATTCTCTTGCGACTTCTCTTGGGACGGTACAGCAACCGAGCCATCGTGGGCCGATACGTTCCTTCCTGCATGCGGTTGGGTGAAATCCGGTCAAGTATTCACGCCACGCACGGAAGACGTTGGAGCAAACGTCAAGACACTGACGATCGCGATTTACCAAGACGGTGCACGCAAGATTCTAGCCGGTGCTGTTGGCAACTTCCAGGTGCTTTCACCGACTGGACGGACAGCCGTTTGCAATTTTGACTTCCAAGGAATATGGCAGGATCCAACAGCGCTATCAATTTTGGCACCTACCTATCCAACAGCAAAGGGATTGCGATACGCATCGTCAACAACGACATGGGCAAGTAACGCAATGTGTCTTGAAAACCTGACTCTAGATTCCGGGAACACAATCGTGATGAAAGAATGTGCGTCAACCGTGTCTGGTTACGATCACGGACTGATCACGAATCGAGTCGTTACAGTCGCAGGAAATCCAGAGGCATCCATTGCTAGGCTGGATCGATATACAGGATTCACGGCCATGAGCGAAGACGTTCTCACATGGAGCCTCGACGGTCCAACAAACGCAGTCGCAGTCTTCAACGCACCGAAAGCCCAGATCATCGACATCCAGGAAGGTGATCGAAACATGCTCGTCACTGACGAAATCACATGGCAATGCAACCGAAACGGAAGCAACATTGACCAAGAAATTTCTCTTACGTTTACTGCAGCTACCTAATGCCAGTTTTCCTAGAACCGGATCAGTCTTTTCCGATCGTACTCGATTGCGACAAAGACAAACCCAAGGAGTCGCAACCGACATTCCTCGTCAAATCGCAATCCATGCGAGGACAGCGAGAAGTGTTACGCGTGCTCGATGCAGCAACAGACGCAGCCAACGAATCGCTGACTGTAAACGAAATGTTCGAAATGACGATCACCATGCTTTGTAAAGTCATGGTCGGTTGGAGAAATATGGGAAACCATCAGTTTAGCCGCGAAGCAATCGAAGACATCCTAAGCTTTAACGAAGCGCGAGAACTACTTCGCAAGGTTGCGTACAACCAAGCAGTTCAGCACGAAGAAAAAAAAAGCTAAGACTAGCGGCAATGATTCGACAGGGCTTGCTCTGTCGCAACTGCACTATCAAGACATGCAAGGATAAAGGTACTGAGAGTGAACCAATTACAGTCGAGTGCCCAACTTGCAACGGCAACGGATGCGACCAGTGTAGCGATGGCTCTCTCGATGTCGTTGGCTGTCCTAATGTGCAATGTGGAGATGTGGCCTACGTTGCTCGGCTTGCTGACTTGTTCGAAAAAGGCATGCCACCTATTGCTGGTGGTGCTCTTGACCAGTCGGCTTGGTTCCTCGATGCCGTCTCTTTCCTCCGATCCGATGAAGCAAATCTAAGGGCAAAATCTGATGGCGAGTGAAAGCGTAAAGATCCTGATTGAAGCCGAGGACTTAGCGTCTGCCAAAATCGCTCAGGCGTCGCAGAAGATCGAACAGAACGTCAAGAATATTAAAAGCGTTGGCGACAAAGCTAAGAAGTCTACGGAGTTTCTTGGCTCTATCGCGGGCTTACTTGGTGGCTCTGAGATAGCTGGATTCGCAAGCCAATTCGCAGGACTAACAGAAAAGGTTAGTCAGTTTTCCGAAGTGTCAAAAGCTGGTGGTGCCGGTGCTCTTGCGTTCAAGGCTGGTCTAGTCGCTGCTGCTGGTGCTATTGCTTTTTCTATCGGTAACGCAATCGGGAACGCAATCTTCCAAGTGGAGAAGTGGAACAAGGAGATTGAGAAAGCTACCGAGCGAGCCAACGAACTCAAACAGTCGATCGCTTCTGTAAATCAACTTCGTTTCGACGACAAGACGGTAGATATTGAACTGATTAGAGATCCAGAAGAAAAGAAAGCAGCATACCAGGATTTGCTTGCTGAGTTAAAAACAAACTTAGTCGGCGTTGAACAACAAGCAAAGCAAAGCGAAAAAGCAGCCAAGGAATGGGGAGAAGCTTGGCAAATAACTGGAGACAGAAAAGGCTTCGCGAAGATGGCCGAAGAAGAGGCCAAGAACGATCGCGAACGACTAAAAGCACTTCAAGAGCAAGCGAAGGAAGTAGAGCGCATTCTTGGCATTGAAACCGAAAGAGCAGCAAAGCAAAAAGAAAACAAGTCAAAAGATTTTATAGATTCGTTACGAGAACAGCTTGCACTTGAAAAAGCAATCGGAGACCAGCGGTTTGAACTCGAAGCACAGAAGACAGCAGTTGGTGCAGACGTTGGTGTCGCTGCCGATTTACTAAAGCAGATCGAGGCACAAAAGCAACTCGTCGAAGCCGACAAGAAAGCCGCACAAGAAAAAGAACAAAAGATTAAAGAGGAAGAGTCGAGCCGCAAACGAATCATTGATCTCATCGCTAACGAGAACACAAAGAATCAAGAGCGCTTAGTACTACTCAATAAAGGCACCGAAGCAGCAAAAGTATTCAGCCTCGTTCAGCAAGGTGTAGCGCAAACCGAAGCGGAACGACTTGCCTCGGAATCCGAACGAATCAGCCGGCTAGAAAAAGACAAACAGAACCGAGAGGAAGTCAACAAAACTCTGATGCAACCGCAAGAGGCTTTCCAGTCTCGATTCTTAACTCGTGGTCCAATGGCAAATCCAAATGAACGACTGGAAAAGGAAGCCGAGAAGCAAACGCGACTTCAGGAAGAACAAAGGAAACTATTAGAGGCTTTG